CTCCTGTTTCGTCTGGCTTCGGTGCAGCTCCGGTTACGCAGCCGTCCGCACCTACCGAGAAAAAGCCGGTCTTTACGTTCGTCAGCGACTTTCAGCCGCCCGCACGTAAGCCGCGTGGTGCAGTTGCAGGTGCTGGCGCTTCGGAGAAGTATCCCTTCGGCGATTTGAAGGCTCCTACGCAGCGCGAAGACGGTTCGCTGGATTACACTGGCGCTGTTATCTTCGTTCCGTCCAATACGCATACCAAGGGCGATAAGAAGGGCCAGCTTCGCACTGCCGAAGAAATGGCATTCTCGCTTGTATCGGCCTGCTCCGCTGCGAACCGCCGTTACGCAACGGTTGTTGGTGAAGAGACCGGTAAGGATGGTAAGCAGCGCAAGAAGTACGAATATTCTCGTGACTTTAAGACTGCTCCGGGCGAGCAGAACGGTCAACCGGGTGCGTATATCTACCGCGCCAAGTAATTTGTGAAGCGGCTTGGTTTTCCCCCACGCCCTCCCAAGCCGCCAACAAAGAAGGCCTGATACCCGCTCGTGTCAGGCCTTTTCTGCGTCTAGGGATTGCCCAAATCGCGCACGCACGGTATATCTGAATTCCCATCAAATAAGGGTCTACTAATGGTCCGTGTATTCAGCGCCAAATCTCTAAGCAATCTCAAGGATATCCATCCGTTGTTGCTCGAAATCGCAACCGCTGCGCTCCAAAGCAGTCCGCAGGATTTCAGCGTCATTTGTGGGAACCGCTCGCGCGCCGATCAAGAGAAAGCCTTCGCTGAGGGCCACTCCAAGGTGCATTATGGCGACAGTGCCCACACTGCGCAATCGCCCGATGGCAAGCCCCGCGCTTGCGGAATTGACGTTCTTCCTTATCCATTTACAAATTACGATGATCCAACAATGAGACCAGAATGGAAAGCTATTTTCCTTGCGTTTCAGGCTGAAGCAGAGAAGCGCGGCGTTAAGCTTCGTTGGGGCGGCGGAATTCCTGATAAGTCTTTCGCTTGGGATTTACCACATATTGAATTGCATCCGTGGCGTGATTACGCAAAGCGCCCATAACAGGGGTTATTCATGAAACATGCTATTACAATGCTGGCAATTGGGCTAGCTATTTCTTCCTGCACAACCACAAGCGATATTGATGCTGGCATCCAAAAAGCTCTTCCGCAAGTGTGCGCGGGTGCATCTGCTTCATACGCAATTGTCAAGCCATTTATCGATGCTGATAAGCTGAAACCGAAAACTGTTGTAGCGGTTAACGCGGCTCACGATAACCTTTTCGGGGTCGATGATGATCCTCAATCACAAGCGCTAGCGTTGTGCAATAATACAAAGACAGCATCATTGACCACTGTTCTTATCGCGGCCTCTTCGGCTGCGTTGACTATTTCAACTGCCGTTAGCGAAGCTAAAAAGGCACAATAAGGAATATTGATATGGGTGAATACTCTAAAGCTATTGCCGCCGCCGTTGGCGGTGCCGTCGCGGGCGGCGGAACTAGCGCCGTCGCTCTGCCCGATGGCTCGCCGTGGTACGCTTACGTCATCATGACCGCGATCACGACGCTTATTCCAGCGCTGTTGACTTATTTCGCTCCCAAGAACGCAGCGTAATTTAACGGATACATTTATGGAAAAGATCGTAGCAGCGGGCGTTAAAGCCCAATCCGAAATCGATTATCATCTGACCAAGGCGTACAAGGCCGCTCTTCGGCTCGTAAAGGTCACAGAGGACGGCGTAGGGGCTGGCATGGTGCCGAAGGCCATCTCAGCCAAGCTCATCATTGCAGAAGCACGTGAGCTGCCTGGATTGATCGCTGGAGCTGCCGCATCTGCCGCGAAGCTTCATGCGAAACAGACGATTATTTGTCAGGAAAACGGCGTCGATACGCCAACACCGGCCAATGTCGGCGGCGTCACTATCCAGGGTGGAGGCGGTCGCTAATGAATGTGTTTGACGCAGCGCTACTATTGGGGTTTGTGTCTGTGTGGGCACTTTCGGGCAATCTGCCACGCGCGCGGCTATGGCTTCTGTCAGGTGCTGCGTCTTACGCTCTATCCGCCGCGTGGTGGAAGCTCGGAATACCCCACCACCCGGCGTTTACGCTATTTTGTGATGCGAGCGTTTGCCTGTTAATTTATTTCTTGGGACTAGAAAATTGGGAGTTGAAAGTGTATAAAATCTTTCAATTCTCAGTTTTGGTGAGCCTAGTACGCATGCTTAACTTCGAAGCGTCTGCCGATCTTTATCCTATCTTGCTTGAAGGGTGTAATTGGGCCGTGTTGCTGCTTATTACTTTCACCGCTCTGCTAAGTGGAGCTGCGCATGGAAATCGCGCTTTTCATCGCTGGATTGGCGGTTTTCATAGGTCTAGCGTTGCTTTACGAGAAGCTCGCGCAACGAAACCATTCCATCAAGTACCGCGATAATGGAGACAATAGCGGCTAAGGTGGCGGGCACATTGGCGGGTGCCTTTCTTGCTCTTGTTCTGATACCGCCTCGCACAAAAGCTGGATTTTTCCGAAGACTAACAGCCGCTATCGTATCCGGCCCGGTATTCGGGCCGCTCATCCTCCGATATATGCAATGGGAAGGCATTGAAGAGAACATTATTGCTTCAACATGCTTAGCTGCATTGATTTCGTGGTGGGGCTTGGGGGTGCTGATTAACGGCGCTGTCAAGGTGATGGAAAAGTGGTTTGCAGTCCAATCTAAGGCCGATTGAAGTTTAGCTCTTGCCCGATGTTCAATTGTTCCTTATCCTGTGGGCATTATGGCATGGAACGAATATCAATCTCCGGAAATGTATCCCCCTGATGTAGCGAAGCCGCTCAAGAGGCTTTTCGCACATACATGGGTGCGTTTCCCCGATAACCCTTATGCCGCAGCGCGGGAAATTGAACAGCATCCAGGCAAGGCGCATTGGATTGCAACGAATTGGGTTGAAGATGAAGACGTGTTACAAGAGCGATCTAAGCTTATTGCAGAGCGCGGCCCGATTGCAAAAGTGCCCACAAAAGAAGAATTCGCTGCTGAGATTTATCTGAAGGCAACGAAGATTAAAGACGGCACTAAAGAACAATTGCAGTATTACGAAACATTCGCAAAGATTATGAGTTATCTTGATACAAGCGTTAAGGTCAAAGGTGACGCTGAAAATCCAATTAAACATGAACATACTGCTAGATGGTTGAGCGACGATGAACTTGCACGTATCGCCACAAATGGCAGCAAATGAGTTGTTGCGCAGACGCGCAGCACGCTCTTCGCTTATCGGTTACGCAAAATATATTGAAGTTCCAGGCGCTCCAATCGATGAAACCGACGAAGACGCAGAAGACTTTTTGCCTGTTGAGACGACGCTTGCGGCGCATCATGAATTGATCCTTGCGGCGGCAGATCGTTGCATATCGAGACCGTACGGTCGTACAATGTTGTTTCTTCCGCCCGGTTCAGCCAAGAGCACTTACGGTTCTATTGTTGTGCCTAGTTACGCTATGGGCAAAAAACCTAACTACCGCGTTATCGCAGCTAGCTACGGTTCTGATCTTGCGCGCAAAATGGGCAGACGTACACGTTCGATTGTCAAGCAACGCGCGTATCAAACGTTGTTCAATACGTCGCTTGCGTCCGACAGTAGCGCCGCCGATGAATGGGCATTGACGAACGGTAGTGAATACATGTCAGGCGGTATTTTGTCCGGCATGACCGGCAACCGTGCGCATTTCCTCGTCATTGATGATCCGATCAAGGGTAGACAGCAAGCCGATAGCGAGCAGACACGCAAAACAACGTACGACGCTTACGAAGACGACTTGAAGACGCGCCTTGTTCCAGGCGGTTCGATCATGCTTATTCAAACCCGCTGGCATGAGATGGACATTGCGGGGCAGATACTGCCGGAGAATTATAACGGCGAAAGCGGTGTTATTGCTTGTCGCGATGGTATGGATTGGGAAGTCATTTGTATTCCGGCTCGCGCCGAACGTCATGATGATCCATTAGGGCGCAAAGTTGGTGAATACCTCTGGACAGAATGGTTTGATGCGAAGCATTGGGCACAATTTGAACGCAATCCGCGCACATGGGCGGCGCTTTACCAGCAGCGCCCCGCACCTGACGAAGGTGATTATTTCAAGCGCGAATGGATCAAGATTATTGATGAATTACCGCCACTCAAGACATTGAACGTTTACGGCGGTTCGGATTACGCAGTTACGGCAGACGGCGGCGACTACACAGTTCATGCTGTTGTGGGTATTGGATACGACGATAAGCTCTATCTGCTTGATCTATGGCGCAAGCAATCTGCGTCGGATGAGTGGATAGAGGCGTTCTGCGATCTAGTCATCAAGTGGAAGCCCATCGGATGGGCGGAAGAAACCGGGCAGATCAAGTCAGCTCTAGGACCACAAATCGACACCAGACAGCGCGCTAGGAAGGCGTATGTGCATCGGGAGGTGTTTCCCACAAGGGGAGGCAACAAAGCCGTCAGAGCGCAGTCTATACGCGGTCGCATGGCCCTGGACGGCCTCTATGTCGCGCGGTCGGCACCATTTCTTGCAGACTTCATTCGGGAATTGCTAACTTT